GCCCCCGCTAGGGAGGTTGTGTCCACAAGTCGCTGCATAGCAAAGCCATGTTATGTGGACACGATAGCAGCTTATTTGGGGCTGCGGGAGACGACGATTTGATAACCCACTGCGTCTCGTGGAAAAGGTGGGTCCAAAGCAACACGAGTTGCATTGGCAGTCACAGACTTGGAGGGGAACAAGTAAGTGGGGTTGAAGTTCATGAGCTGACCATAGCGATAGAATCCCTCTCGAAATAGGCCGGTTAATGGCATGTCGGCTGCCTTGGAAGCATAGAGCTTTTCATTAGCATGGTCAACAGGAAGCATAATGAAGCGGACGGTGGAGACAGCGCCGGAAGCGTCTTTTTCAACGGTGACGCCGGTGACTTCAAAGGAAAAATTTCCCTCAGGTACGACCGGGAAGCCGAGGTGAGCAAGGTTGGCGAGAAGTATGGAACCGGTGTTGCTTCTGCCAGTGATTTCGCGTGCCGGTGAGCCAAACTCTCCACGCGGGAAAACACAATTCAACTCGAGGTCTGAGCAAGCTGCACGAACCACAGGGGAGATGACCCAGGCATCACCGCGAACAGCAGGGAAGTAATATTTTGGGGCTGGGCCGATGGGCGCGGAGGCGAAAACGATAGTCTTGGGAGCCGCGTGGTGTCTGCGGAAGTCGATGTGGTTCTCAATGAGTTTATCACGAAGGGCGACAATGGAGTCGAGAACCATATCCGCACCGGCGATTGATGCCAGCTGAGTTGCAAGTCGAGCGAGGGCTGACTTACCAGCACCGAATGAGTGATCGATATCATCCGCTTTCGCCTTGTTCAAGCCGATGAATGCAGTTGGGGCGCCGAGGTCATCTTGAGAGGAAGATTGGTTAAAATCAGACGCAGCGAAAGGTTGCCCTAATCGTAACATCGCTTCTTGAAGTGCATCTAACTCTTGCGGTTGCTCAAGGTCTGGCATATCGGGGTCATCGAGGCCGGGGAAATCATCGACTTGTGCTTCATCAAGGTGGCGGAAGACCTGGTGATCGACCAAGGGGGCATCATCATGAACGATTTCATAATCCACAACCAGGTCGTTTCTGGGTGGAGCTCCTATGGCGGGATTTGGGGCACGTATCTGGACTTCCTGATTCAAGTTCGGGAGATGGACGCGCCGGACGTTGACATCACGATCTCGACGTGGGCGGTTGAACGGGTTTTGGGGTTGACGAGGTTGCATCAGGCGATTGAAGACGGGTTGAGCGTCCGCAGCGGCAGGGTCAAAGAAATCTCGCTGTAGGTCGCGCACTGCGTCAAAATGGTCGGGGCCAGCACCGAAACTACTTGATGTCATGCCCGATAACGCACCTTGGACGGGATCGCCGCCTGATAAGAGTGCTCCAGCTGCACCCTTCAAACCGCGAATGCCGACACGTCCGCCGGCTTTCAAAATCTTCTTGAACGTTCTGCCGAAGCTGGAAGCACTCAGTGAATTGTCATGCTTATCGGATCGGGCTAGTTGAGTGTGCACACGCAAAATCCCGGGAAGGATGTCGGGGAAGTATGGTTGAACATTTGGAACTTCGAGGTATTTGGAGTCCTCGGCTACAGGGTCGACTAAAGCTTCAACTTGTGCTTTTTGGTCCACGGCGATGGAATTCCCGGGGTTGACATTGTTGAAAATGCCAACGACATAACGGGTGGTTGAAGGCACATCCAAGAATTTAACACAAATCTTGGGAAAGGCGATCTCGGTGCAAACGAGGTTTGAAGCATATGTGAGAGATCGGATGGTGACATTGATGTTCTTAAGTAGATATCCGTCATAGGATCTGGCGCGAGAGGGGCCGCGGGTGTTAAAGTAAAGGTTCATGGTGTTAACCTCACCAACACCAGCGCTAAGGGAACAAGTCTCCTGGAAGGTCTGGGTGGTGCCAGCGCCAGTGTCGTAAGTCAGAAGGACATAAACGTAGAGGGTATGAGAACCTCCGGCATCAGGGGTGGCAGTGAGTGACATGTTGAACTCGCAATCACCCTGAACCATGTGCCTGAGATAGTCGTTGTTGCTACTCCAATCCCAAAGGGAGACATTGGTATCGGCAGGGAGAAGGAGATTAGCTCCAAAAGCGGCTTGCACGGCAGAGGTGAAGCCGGTGGCTTTCGCTGCATCGGCACTATTGCCAGTGGCTGCCACAATGTACGGGCGGCTGGGACTAGCATAGGTGGAGGTGTTCTCATATGATTGAACACTGGGTTGGACGGCTCGAGCTATGTCAGAGTTGATGGTGTCATAAGCTGAGTAAGTGCTAACGGCCTCAATAGCCTCGGTGGCATTAAACTGGTGAATGCTGTGTTCCTCGGGGCCGATGGTTCTAGCGTGAGCAGAACCATCTTGAGAAAGCGGACCAGGATTGGTGGGCAGAATCATCATGGGTGCACAGGCAAAATTCCCTAATGCCAGGAAAAGTTGCGCAGTAACTGCAACATTGGTGCCGGTGATGGCGGAGGGAGCGGAGAGGGAAAGTGCACTGTAAAGGGCGATTAATGTGGCGCCGGTGCGCTGAAGGTCACGATTCGGTTTGGCGTAAGCCAAAACGTCCCAGGTGCCGTCAGCGTGAAGGGCAATGATACAAGCACCTCGGTGGGCCGCGTGAACCGGGAAAGCGACCGCAATTGCGTCGCCCAGTCGATAACCGTCGGAACCACCAGCTGGGATCTTGAAGATAGTGCTAGTCTGATTCTTGAGAAATTTCGAAAGACCGCGCACGCCGACACGAACTGGGTGCTCGCCGTTGCCGTACATGACATCCATCATCATCTCAATTGTCTTTTCCACGGTGTCACAAGGAATCTCTTTGCCCATGGAGGCGAGTATTCGCTCTGGGGAAAAGGATGTGATAGATGCAGCCTTCAAATTCTTGTCGGAGGCTATCGCTTGGAAGCGTCTCTCGATGTTCGTAAGGGCTCTACCGGTGTTCTCGGCAAGTTGAGTATTTTTCTCACGAATAGCGTTAACAGCGTTCATGAGTGCCATGAGTGTGGGGACAGGGTCGTTGGGCATAACCGGGGCGGCACGTGGTTTAGCGACGGCTGAGTGACCGTGCTCACTGCCTTGGGGATGTTTTGCGCTTTGGATCGTAGCACCACTGGTTGTAGACGAGTTGGTCCCACGAGGTCCTCGTTGTTTGGTTCTCCGAGGTTTGCCAGAATCGTTATCACCATTATTGTTGTTGTTGTTGTTGTTAGCCATAATTGTATGATTAATAATAGATATGTGTGTAATTATTACAAATTAAATGCCCCACGTGGCTAGCGTGGGGGAGGTATTACACTAAACAAAGAGAGGGCAGACAGACTTAAGGGAATGAGGACTCATTACATATGAAGCTCGCGATAAATGAATTTAACGCGGGTCGTAATGAGCAAATCGGAGAGCTTCCTCTCCGGTGTGTTGCAAATGCGGAAAATAAGGTCTAGCGCCAAAGGTATGTGGTCTTGTTTGAGCTGGTCAAAAGAGAAGGCGTCATAAAGTCTGGAAGCCTGATCCACATCTCGATATCTGCCGCATAAGGCATTTAAGGCGTTCTTCAATTCCAACATGCTTTTGTTGGTCCGCTCTAAAGGTTTTGAGAAGAATTTTGCGAGCAGCCTAATTGGGTCAAGGAAAGCACCCTCCTTGGTCATAACGTGGTGGCAGAAGATAGTCCTATGAGGCTCACTAGATATCTTCAGAGTGACCATGAATGGAGTGACGACAGAACCAGTCTTCAATGACATACCATCAGGGAGGCAAAAATAACAATCGTCCCCGGCTGCGGCCAAGTAAAATTCTTTGATGCGTCTTGAGAAGTCGGGAAAGGTCTTTTTGCAATATAGCGTGGTGTTGAATAGGGTCCAAAGGCAATTCCAGATGAAAGTTTGAAGACGACCCGAGGCGAGCTGCCCGGCAACAGAGCCCTTGATACTACCGTCTCTAGTGCTATAATACCAATACACCATTGATTCGGCGATTATATCTTTAACCTTTGCCAAGAAGACGGCATGAGCACCGCGCAATTTCTTCTGGACGAGCCCGAAGACGAATAGGGCGAACATAATCATATGAGAAGCATCGCACTGGGAGACATCTGCTCCGTAAGCATTCTTGTAGTTGAAGCGTTTATTGAACTTTTCGACACAATCTTCTAAGGTGTGCCCGGGCCCCATGAAGAATAGATTATCCCCCAGCAGCATGTGAATTATCTCAGTCAGCAACCTGACGCTGGCAGCGCCGTAGTTCATATGAGCGCTATTGCCCACCTGCACTGGTTGCCCACTTTTAAATTTGTGCAAGAGGTAGAGGGCTAACTCGTAAAGATCAGGATGTTTCATCTGCACCTTCATGCTGTGAACAGTGGCGTCCGGGCGGGAGAACTCCTCAGTGCTAGGAGGCCTATAGTGTTGACTCTTGGAAGCTTGATCATGTAAAAACTGTATACCGTGCTTGATATATGCATCTTCCAGATCTGAGACAGATAAGTCTTTCGTGATGGTGGCAAGTAGGTCTACCATTTCGTTTATCTCTCTAGTTGAAGTCTCAATCAGGAGATCTCTCGCGGCTTTCGGCAGGTTTTTGAGGTGAGTGTCAAAATTTGGGATGCCGTAGCGAGCGAGGGCACCCAACAATTGCGCAAAGAAGTCATTTTGCTGTATTATACCAGTACTACCGAGAGGGTTCAAGGTATTGACTTCGACTAGGCGGTCTGCGTCGAACATCTTGTGCATGTCGGGTTTGATTTTAACAGTGACGGGTAGACCGACGTAATCCTGCAACAATTTTCGAATATTTTCATTATTGATTCCGAAGAAGGGGCCGTGGTAAGTTGAGATGCCGTCATCAACGTTTATGGCGAAGAAGCGCGAAACCAAGTCGGAGGTCATGTTTTGATGTTGTTTGTGGAATTGACCAGTGCTGTAGGTTTGGAAGTTGGCCACGCGGACATCTGTGAAGGGTGTATCGTCCACGAAGGCGGCCACCTCTTTTGCGGGTGTTGTAACAGAGGTGTTAGGTGCGTTGGTTCCCAGAACGATCAGTGCGCCGTCAGTGTAAGCGGTTGACGAGTGTTCATCGGCATCAGACATGGTGATCTTAACCCTACATAATGCGTCGGAGACCGCCTGATGGACATCATTAACCAAGATCGCATTAGCGAAACCATCAGGGGGATATGATGGGAGCTCAGTCGGTTGGTTACAACTTTGACGGGAGGACAAATTCCTACGAAGATCTAATTCGGGTATAATGTAATCAAAGCCGATGCCTGGCTCAGAACCGAGCATGACGGAGCCGTCGGCTGGTCCATTTAACCATTTGTGTATCTCGTCTTTGAGCGTTTGATGAAAAGGATGACTTGCGTCGGCCCACCATTTTCCTTGTGGCCAACCTATGTTTTTGGCGATATAATCATCTTGATCTATCACCCAATCTGAGGTCTTGCAGAAAGTAGTCTTACCGCTCCCGGAGGGCAGAGCGATGTAGAGACGGTCGAGCCCGACGTTATTTGTCTCGATGACGGAGCTTTCATAAACATGGTTGGTTCTTTGCCGGAGGCCGCGAGCTTTCTTCGCAGTGTCGAAAGGGAGCTGTAGCACATGTGGTCTCATATTCAATCCATCTACAAGCTTGCCGTTTACCTGCAAGTCAACGAATATGGGAGCAGGCTCGCGGTACCTATCTGGAATGTGGTTGTCTATTCCCATATTGTTAAATTCGCTGAGTGCGGATGGGTCGTGATCACCGGGTAGGTACACCACAGTAGACAATCTGCCACGGGTGACAGCAACATAGGTGTGGGCGGAAAAGGTGCGATCGCCAAAGGTTTGCTTGGTTGGTAGTTTAACTCCTGTTGAATCTGGGATCAAGAATACCACGGTGTTGTCAAAAGTGCAACCTCCAGACTCTGCGGCTGTGTAAGTATATTCAGATGCACATCTTAAGCCTACGACGAGGCCGTTGGCGACTTCGTCGCTAGCTTTCTGGGTCAGGGCTATATATTGGGTGTTAGATTGATAACGAGATGTCAAATTCTTGGCGGAGATCTCTCCCAGGTGGTTAACGTTGGTGACATACGTAGTGGTATGCGCCATATGGTGGCCAAATACGGGCACGCCTAAGAGACCGGAGACGAACCTGGCGAGTTTAGGACCAAAACGATGAGAGTGTGGGGAGTATTCAATGTTACCGGCAAATATAATAGAGGGCCTGCAAATATACGCTAGTTTCTTGGACATGCTCACAAGATCTTTATCATTCTGCTCAGCTTTAGTGAGACGCATGGCCCAATGAATCTGATATGGGTCGCCGAGTAAAATTAGGTGTAGACCGAGACGAAGAGCTTGTTCCGCGTAGAAGTACAACAGGGAGCCGATAGCATGGGACTCGTCTAAAACCAAGAAACGCGTGCCGAGTTGTATTGGGTTGCCGCCGCCTTGAGGGGTGTTAATAACAAAATTGTCATTCGGATCTAAGGCAGTGATGGTTGCGACTTCGAAAGTTTCAGCGTATATGAAACGGTTGTTCACGCGATTGGCCACTTGTTTCTCGACAGCAGCGTAAGGGGATATAAATATGCTTTGATGCGCGATATCGTTCAGCAAGGTCGTTTTACCGCAGCCTGCTACTCCTACTATCACGGATAGGAGGTTGCAGGACTCAAGCTCAGCGAGCACATCACTGGTTTTAAAGTCATAGGTGAAATTAGCCCTGGTCGGGTGACTGTTCCTGTAGAATTTGAACATCCGTGCTTGCATTTCAGGTTCATTTAAGACGGAGCGATCGACATGCTTCCGAGGTATTTGCCTATTCTGCCAGTGGAATAAATTGACATTGTTAGGGATGCGAAACTTAGTACCTAGAGTAGAGTTGGAGTAATTATCCCCGCCTGACTCATCATACCATTCGCGAGCGCGCCAGTGAGAGTTGGGTTCAGGGTAAATCTCACCTTGTTGCATCTGCGTGTCAAAGGCGCTCAGCATATGATGGTCCGTTTTGCGATGGATCGGACTGGAGAGATAATCATCGACAAAATGAGACATTCTGAAGGTGTAATCCCTTGGTATGCCGCCGGCGTAAGAATGGCAGTCTATCCTCACTCCTAATGAACCAACGGAAAGAAGCCGGAGGTAATTGTCGTATATGGCTGATAGTGCTACATTCGCCTGGTCAAAGGCGGTTTGGCGAAGTTCATGGGAACTGCCGAAGTACATGCAATGGAGGTAATTGCTTTTATTGCACGGTGTGAGACTATAAACTTCGACACGTTCTTTTAAGAATCTATCAGTCCTTTTGAGTGAAAAGGAGGTCGATTGCGCGTGAGTGGCGGTGTAATCGGAGGGGGCGCCGTGTGAAAGGCACGAGTCATCATAGACATGATAATTGAT